ACTTCCAGCCGCAACCGGATTTTGGCGCGCCCAATATCCGCCGTTGAACACCCACCAATTCCCATTCTCATCCAACCACGGATAAACCTGATTGTTCAGCGCAGGAGTCGTAGAACCAAAGTTGAAAAACGAGTTTCCAATCGCGCTGTTGAACGTCGCCTGAGTGCCGCCGATGATATCGTTGGCCAACTGCTGATAGTTGGACGGACAATAATTGTACGGAAGGCTTGGAGCTGTGAGCGTGATGAGCGTTAGATTTGCCATACTATTCCGATGAGTAGAGAAGTGGATTTATGTCGCAACCTTCAAGAATCTTGCACCCCTGGAATGTCCTGCACTCGCCAACGGCAGATTCCTGAACGTCGTAAGCGTGAACTCGAATGCTCTTGATGCGGCAGTAACCGGAAATCGAGATGTTAAGCTGAACCTCGTAAAGATTTCTGGTCGGAGTGCTGATCGTGGAATTACACGGGATATCCGTAGGAGTCGGCAACCGCATCTTCGGCCTGTACTGAGGCTGAAAGTTGCTTATCGGACAAAGGTTATCACACTGCGTCGTAATCGCGCACTCACTCCATTCCGCCCACTCAAGCCAGCTAGGGTATTGGTCAGGGCGATACTCCACGTTAAATCCGACGTTGCCATCTAGCGAGTCGATGAAAATGTCGCCCGAATCGAGCTTCTTCAGTCCGAACGGAAGCTCGAAATTGTAGGCGCGAGTCTGAACCAACCATTGAATCTCCTTCTTTGGATCGGATAGATTCGAATCGAACTTGCTGGTCTTGCTGACCTCCCAAATCTGGATTGTGTTGTCCGATCCGCGAGCGATTGCGAAACAAGCGTCTCCGTAAGCGTTCTCGGTCTTGAGAATCTGCAACACATCCAATCCGGTCCAGATTCCAGCCCAAGCAGGAGGAAATTTTTTCCTCAGCGAGGTAATCAGATCGAAATCAAGAACCATCAACGCCTTGTGGATAACTCCGTCAGCCCTGTAACGAGGCTGTCCAGTCATCAGCAGCCGGTTGTCAAACACAACCGCAGAACTGGCCCACAGCAAATTCGTCTGATCGTTCTCTGCGATATTTAGGATTTCGTTGCTGATGGGTGTATTCCCCCAATCGTTGAACGAACGACGAGCGATGATGAACGAGCGAACTCCATCGACAGCTCGGTAGAAAACGTCTCCGTTAACCGTGATGGCAGACCTAGAGCCAAGCGCGCCACTGGTCAGCAAGCTAATAGCCTGAATCGGATAATTCAGGTTCTTCCAAGTATCACGATCTACTGGAGCTTGGATGCTGAAGACGTATCGCGGAGTGAAGATAAGAAGCGGTCCTTGCCCAAGCGACGTATCTGGATTGCCGGGGACGGCCATTGCCGTGATGCCTCCTGAATCCGACGGAACCGCGAAGTCTCCGCCCTCATTAAGGAAGGTATTCTCGGTTTCCTTGAGAACACTGGCTCGCGTTCCATCCCCATAAACGATGTCAGTCGCTCGAAACGAAAACCCGTCAGGAAGCGCGTACCAGATGCGTCCATTGACGTAGGACATAATCTTCCCGGTCTTTATTTCGTCGTCGGTTGCGCGGCGCAGATTCGTTCCGTTGAAAATCAGCGGCTTGCTGAATCCATCTTGAATGACGACAAAGTTCTCCGCTTGAACCATCCATCCATCAAGCAGGTTGGAAGGATTCTCAAGATTCGGAGAAACCGTCAAATTCTGGGCGTTATTTTGAAGGCAGTCGTAAAGCCACACTTTACCACTGATCAGCATCAGAATGAACGTCTGACCGTTGTCTCCAATGTACGGAAGCGCGCACTGGAATGTGCCTGTCAGACTTTGAGAGCCATAACAATTCTCCGACCATCCATCAGCCGTCACGTTGGTTTGATCCGCCGTAACTTCAGCGTTGTCCGCTGTAATCGTCGTGCAGAGATTGTAATCCTTCTGAACGAAACCGGGGCGAGGAGAAATGAAACTCTGCCGGAAGCTGGCGTTCACCGCAAACGCCACCTGATTCTTGTCCACCTCAGACGGCATGACACCGGCATCAATGCCACCTTCAAAGGTGACAGATCCGTCCGTGTACCTCCGTGGTGCGCGTTCGCTCATGGCTTAAGCCTGAATCCGTTGGATTGAGAATGAAGCTCCCTCTCGAATGTAATATGTATTTAGAGAACTAGTCGTAACTAAAACCTCATAGTAATCACCAATCGATGCCTGATCTATGTACTGAATAAAAAATGGTCCAACTAAACCCGTCGAGTTTGTTGACTGAATATTTGCAGGTCCAATATCGGTCGTTCCATTTTTTCTAATCTTAAAAGAAACCGTAGATGATGTTCCCGTATCTGCACTTAACATTAAGGCAACATCTATTCGGTAATAACTTGCAAGAGCTGCCGTAAACCGACCTGTAGCCGCAGTAAATCGTGATGCGGTATCAATTCCAGTCCAAGATCCAGACGGAAATTCTGTCAAACTAAACGGATTCTTAGTTAAACTCGGGCCGATTTGCGGCGCACCAGCACCAACAGTTCCGCTTACCCTCCGCGTAAAAGTTTCATAAACGAACGCCGCCGCAGCTCCCGTGGCAGCGATGGTAATCGTTCCAGCACCCGGCGTAATCGTGATGTTCGATCCTGCGGTCAGACTTGCCAGCGTGTATCCCGTTCCATTGCCAATGAGCAGTTGGCCATTGGTTGGAGTGGAGGACAGATTTGTTCCACCCTTCGCAATCGGAAGAACCCCACTGATGTCCGCTACAGGAACAGAGGCAACAGTCGAAACAGCACCAAATCCAACAGATCCTTGAGTCTTGAGGTAGCCAGCAGATAGCGAATCGAGAGCAGTCTCGTTCGTCAGCGTGGCGTCTGAAGTGCGGCAAATGTACGACGCGCCAACCGGAGCGCCGCCCGACGCACCAGGAGCGCCAGTCGCCCCAATCGCACCAGCCAGAGTGATAAGGGAATTAGCCGGAATCAGGGTGGTTGGAACAGCGTTGGCGATTCCAAGGACACCCGCAGCAGGGTTTTGAAGCGTCAGTTGCAGTCCATCAACCGACAGCACCTGCATGTATCCAAGACCCTGAATCGATACGAAGAACTGGCCAGCAACCGATTCTGGCAGAAATTGGGTATTATCTACGAAAACAAGGACGCTCGACCCAAGAGCCGGAACAAAAAACGAGGCTGTCGTGTAGGTGAACGAATCGATTCCGTTCGTGCCATTCGTACCGTTGGCTCCCGCAGCCCCTTGAGGGCCGGGGATATTCACGACTACCGGCTCGGAGTCGCAAGGCTGGCAGCAGCCGGATGAAGAAACAAGTTGCGACGGCATAATTTTCCTTTCGCAGAACCTCAAGTCCAGCGAGAACTATTGCAAGGCCAAACTATGGCAGAGCAAGCGTCTGAGCATCCACTTATTCAGCACAAGTATGGAATTCGTTCACCGGTCAAGATTCCTGACCTTGAGCTAGAGCTTTACGCATTCCGAAACCGGCTACAGCCAAACGAAGGCGGCTTAGGCACTTTCGATCATTTTCGTAACGCCACGAAAATGTTATGGCCGAAGATGAGCTGGAACCCGTGGCTGGAGGCTCAAGTCGAAAGTCTCTGCGAACATGACTACGTTGGCTGGGCGGGATGCGGCGCGAGCGGAAAGACTTTTGGAGCAACACTTTTCGCGACAGTCTGGTGGCTGGCCAACCCTTCCAAGACGACCGTCGTTCTGACATCCACGACCGCGAAGATGATCCGAAAGCGTATGTGGGCCAATCTTCAGGATCTTGTTCGGAAATCGCGCGGATTCCCCGGTAATATGGTCGATTCGAAGATGGCGCTTCAGGCCATCAAAGGCGACGACCGTCATTCGATTTCAGCTATTGCCGTCGCCGAAGGCAACACTTCGAAGGCAGTGGCCAACATCCAAGGTATTCACGCCGAGCGAGTGATGGTCATCATCGACGAAGCGACGGATACGCCCGAAGCGGCTTTCGAGGCTTGTACCAACCTTTCCAAAGGTTGCCGCGAGTTCAAGATGCTGGTAATCGGCAATCCGGCATCGAAGTACGACCCACACGGTCGATTCTGCACACCGGCAAAGGGTTGGCGCAGCGTAACGATTGAAGATCAGCATTGGCTGACCGAACGTGGCATGTGCCGACGATTCGACGGCATGAAGTCGCCCAACATCAGCGAAGGGCGAACGAAGTACCCATACCTTATAACGCATGATCAGGTGTTATCCGCTATGCGACATGAGGGTGAGCAAAGCCCTACGTTCTGGAAGTACACGCGCGGATTCTGGAGTCCTGACGGCATGGTCAAGACGGTGCTGTCCGAATCACTGATCGAGACGCACACACCTACAAGAAAGTTGGTGTTTACTACGAATATTCAGTCGGTAGCCGGTCTTGACCCAGGATTTGGCGGCGACAGATGCGTTCTCCGCTTCGCCAAGGTTGGCACAGCAAACGACAAAGTAAGCATACTTTTTGGCGATGTGGTTCAGATATCTCCAAATGCACAACTAACTGAGCCTGTTCACTACCAAATAGCCAACCGTGTTAAAGAGGAGTGCAGCAAGCGCGGCGTGTCGCCCGACAGGTTCGCCCTCGATTCAAGCGGTGAGGGTGGTGGTCTTGCGGATATTCTAACCCGCGAATGGGGCGTCGTTCATCGCGTCGAGTTTGGCGGCTCTCCGTCAGCCATTCCGGTCAGCGATGAAGACAGTCGGCCATGCAATGAGGCATACGACCGCAAGGTGACTGAACTGTGGTTTTCGATGCGTAAATGGGTTGTCGAGGAGCGTGTTGGAGGAATGGACATTGAGACTCTTCAGGAGTTCTGCGCGCGCATGTTCGACGATTCCAAGCGGAAGATATCGGTCGAATCCAAGACCGTGATGAAGCAGCGAACCGGCAAATCGCCTGACTTGGCCGACGCAGCTACAGTCTTGCTTGATCTAGTTCGAAAAACCGCTGTCCTCGAACCGCGAGCAACCAGAATGGATAAAGTCTGGGAAAAACTCGTTCGGGATGCCGATTCAATCTACCACGACGAAACTATCGAAGAATGAGCAAGGTTACTGGATACAAGGTTCTCAACGAACACATGGTCATCCCCGGCGGATGGCATTACCGAGTGCCAGAGACTGGCATCGAAATCATGGGAGGATCATGGCCGCAGCTCCATGAGTTCGTTCGCAACCATTACACAGCGAACGCCATCGCCGTACCGAGCAACCTTGACACTTTAATCACCGAATATGCGTGTCGTAACGGTGCAGATTGCGCCTACAACGAGGTTGAACTTCCAAAACCAGAAGGCCGAAAATCGCTGCAAATTGGAGATGTCATCCGATTCAGCATGAGTTTGCTTCATGGCCTAACAGTCGGCGGCGGAAAAGTCGATCAAGCGGAGGCAAATCGACGCGCAAGCATCTGTTCAGGATGCCGTTTCAACCGGAAGCCGCTCGGATGCACTGGATGTAATGCTCGCGTTCTAAAAGACTCCGTAAAAACCTTCTCACAACACGGAAATACGCCGTATGATGAGCAGGTTCAGAGCTGTGAATTTTGTGGTTGCTTTATCAGGAGCATGGTGTGGTTTCCCATTGAAACACTCCATAAATTTACGGACGCTACAGAGAACGAAAACCTTCCGGCTCACTGCTGGAAAAAACGACCATGTACGGAAACCTAGCCCAACTGCCGCTTGAAACCATCAACGAAAACGGCAAAGCGCCTGAAACGCGCATAGCCGATGCGGCATCAGCTCGCGAAATTTTCCAGAAGCTGATCATGGCCGATCAGTTGCGGAACGTGACGCGCGCCAAGTTGCGCGGTCTTGTTGATGGCAATCCTCCGTACAATCCTGCGGAACTGCGTCGTAACAACCAAGCGTTCCGAACCAATGTAAACTTCCGCGAGTCGGAAGCGTTCCTCACGTTGGCCATGTCTGCCTTCTACGATGTGTTCGCCGAGGTTCCGACCTACGCCAACATTCGCACCGCTTACGGCAACGACATGGATAAGCGGGAGGAATGGTCGAAGATCATTACCGAGGAATTCGACCGTCTCCAGAAGATGGACAAAGACTTCGACTACCTCATGCAGCTCTCGCAGCGTGAGATGGTCCTTATTGGCGATGGCCCGTTGATTTTCGAGGACAGCACCGATTGGCGGTGTAAGGCCATCATGGCAACGGATCTTCTCGTTCCAGATGGAACCAAGTCGAACGTCAGCGACTGGAAAGTAGCCGCTGTCCGAACCCGCATGGGTGTCGATGATCTTTTTGAGAAGATTCAAGATGAAGAGGCAGCTCGCGCCGCCGGTTGGAACGTGGATTACGTTCGCCAGCGTATTCGCGCCGCAATGCCCGAGCCGTATCGTTCTGGTGTTCAGTACGACTGGGAGTTCTTCCAGCGCCAGCTTCGCTCGAACGATATCACTTTCTCGGCTCGCTCCGAGGTGGTCTTGATGTGCCACATCTTCTACAAGGAGTTCGATGGTCAGATCAGCCATGTCATCATCGATGAGCGTGACAGCGAGGACTTCATGTACAAGAAGCTGCGTCGCTTCGGCCGGTGGGAGCAGGTTATCCATCCGATGTACTACGACCGTGGCGATGGCGAGCATCATGGTGTAAAAGGCTTGGGCATCAAGATGCTCCAGGCGATGGAACTGAAGAATCGTCTGCGTTGCTCGATGGTTGATAGCGCATTCGCTCGCACCCAGATTCTCTTCCGACCTCTCAACCCGAACGCTCTAAACAAAACGAGCGTCGTTCAGCAAGGACCGTATGCTATTCTCCCGCCCGACTACGAAGTCATTCAGCAGAACATTGCTGGCGTTCTGGACGCTCCTATGGCGGTCAACGCTGACCTTGAGAATGTTCTTCAAGGCAACCTCTCTCAGTATCGCCAATCGCTCAACAAGCCGTCGGGCAATCCTCGTACTGCCACCGAAGTCCAAGCCATCGTGGCACAGCAGTCAGCAATCGGTAAGACGCAGTTGAGCCGGTATTACAACCAGTTGGATTCTTTCTTCGAGGAGCGGTACAATCGCGCCTCAAACCCCAATCTGAACCCGATTACAAAGTCGGACAAAGACGCCATCGAATTCCAACGTCGATGCAAGGAGCGTGGCGTTCCGGTTCAGGCGATGATTGACATCGATTACGTTGAGGCGACTCGTACGGTCGGCCAAGGTTCTCAATTCGCGAAACAGCAGCTTCTCGGGACTTTGCTCGGTCTTGCCGGTTCTCTTCCCGAAGGCGGAAAAGTCAACCTGCTCAAGGACTACATCGCCGCTCAGGTTGGCCAACAAATGGTTGATCGTTATTTGCCGACTCAGATGCAGTCTGCTCGCGTTCAGGATCAGGCTGCTCTTGCTGTTCTGGAGCATTCATCGTTGCGCCAGGGCAACATGCCAATCGTCACCGACACGCAGAGCCATATCATTCACATCGACACACATCTGGCGGCTGCAAACGAGGCTGCTGCATCGCTTCAACAGGGTGGAAATCCGCAGGAGATTGTCCTCTTCCTCCAAGGCGTCGGTCAGCACGTTCAGCAGCACTTGCAGCGCCTGTCCACCGATCCTTCACGCCGTCCGCAGGTCGAGGCTTACACGCAGCAGTTGCAGATGCTTAGCCAGACCATCGAGCAGCTTGGCCAGTTGATTCAGGAACAGGCTCAGGCAATGGCGCAGCAACAGCAGGCGATGGCGATTCAGCAGGGTGTCGATCCGAAGACCGCTGTTCTCAACGCTGAAGTTCAGGCAAAAATCGCTCGCCAGAATGCCGAGGTTATGGCCAACATCCAGCGTCAGAACACGAAGGCGATGGCAGATCTGTCACGCCGGAATGCGAAGACCACCGCTGATATTCAGCGAGCGAATGCAACTGCCGAGTCCAACTTGGCGCGACAGGGATGAAAAACATACACTTCGTACACGGTCTTCACGACGACGGATTCAACATCTGCGAACGCATTGCAATCGCTTCAGCATGGATGAACAATCCTGACTGGAGCGTTTTTCTTTGGACTCCACAAGAGCCTACCGGCGAGCAGTGGGAAAAGCTCAAATCGAAGGTTCCGGTTCGCTTGATGCCAATCGGAAATCCGAAAACATGGAACGGTAACAACATCCCGCAGCATCAGCATCGCGCAGACCTGATTCGACACACCATCTTGTATGCGATGGGTGGAGTTTACGCTGACACTGACACCATCACGGTTGCTCCGTTTCCTGAAGACTGGCTAAACCATGACACTGTAATCGGTCGTGAATTCTGCGGGGACGAGCCGACCATTGGCCTTTGCAACGCAATCATGTTCTCGCAGATGCACAGCCGGTTCCAATGGAAGTGGCTTCAGAAGTGGCAGGAGTTTGACGGGGGAGGGTGGAACGAGATTTCTGTCCAGTATCCGTGGAAACTGCACAAAGAAAATCCGGGGTTAGCCAAGGCTGTTGATTTTGAAATGCTTGGGTTCATGCATTGCGGCTCACATAGGTATTGGGATGGAATCCACTCTCTGGATGGCTGTTCCATTGCTCACTTGTGGCGCACCTACCATGACCAAAAAATGCGCGCACTCACTGAAGCGGAGATTCTAAAACGCGAAAACACTTACTGTCTGCATGCTTCAAAATATCTTTGATCGAATCTACCTGACAGACGAGTGGAATGGAGGATCTGGCCCAGGTTCTCAGCCACAAAACACCGCAAAATACGTCAAGTTTCTCAACTCGTTCATCCGAGAAAACAAGATCAAGTCGATCTTGGATGTCGGCTGCGGAGACTGGCAGTTGATGTCGATGATTGATCTGTCTGGGGTTCGCTACAAGGGCATCGATGTCAGTCCGGTTGCGACGGCATTCGCGAAATCAAAAGCTCCGCTTGGAACCGACATCAGCACCGATAGCATCGAAGACATTCAAGAATCGTTCGACCTCGTTCACATCAAGGATGTCTTGCAGCATCTTGAGTTTTCAGAGTGCCGAAGGATTCTCGAAATCATCTCCACTCGTCACAAGTCGGCATTGATCGTAAACGAACATCCCGGTGCATCGAACGACATTCAAAACGGTCAGTTCAGGCCGCTGAGCATTACCGCAGAGCCTTTGTGTTGGCCACGGTCCACGGTCATCAAGGTGTTCACGAATCCGCTGTTCAGAAAATCAGTCACCTACATTCACCCAAAATGACAACGTATGACGCGCTTAAAAACTTCGTCTCTGAACAGTTCCCAAAAATGGGCGGTTGGTGCGACGTTGAAAAAGGATTTCAAATCGGAAAACTGGTCATCGACAGCAAGCCGCAACGAATCGCTGAAGTTGGAGTCTTCGAAGGCAAATCCACATTAGCACTGGCCTACGCCTGCAAGCTCAATGAAAGCGGCTCCGTCTACGCTATTGATTCTTGGAAGAAAGAGGACTGCATCGACGACGAGAACAGCGGCAATCAAGAGTGGTGGTCGAAAATCAATCTTGAAGGCCACTACGAGGCTTTCGTTGGCCACTGTGTTCGCGCGCAGCTTGTGAAACACATCCAATTCTGCCGCATGTCGTCTTGGGATGCGTCGCGATTCCTGCCCGACATGGACATGGTTCACATCGACGCCAATCACGCCGAATGGCCGTCTACGAGCGATGTCGTCAACTGGCTTCCGAAGCTCAAGGTTGGCGGTTACATCGTGATGGACGATGTGAATTGGGAATCGACGCAGACTGCGATTCGATTTGTGGAAAAATACTGCACCCTGATTCAGCGGTATGACCTCAAAGAAAGCGTATTTTCAATTTATCAAAAGACCAAAAAATGATTCCAATTGTCATCACCCAGCGCGGCTCTAAACGCATCGATTTTGTAAAAGAAAGCCTCAAGAAAGCTGGAATTGAAAAGTTCAAGTTCTTCCACGGTCTGAACGGTGCAAAGTCTGGGCTTAAGGCAACGATTCCGTACACCGAAGATGATCCGACAAATCCCTACTACATCTGCGCCAAGCACATCGGATGCACCATGTCGCACATCATGCTCTGGAGTGCGCTTGAGATGTCCGAAGGTGAGAACTACTGGTTGGTTCTTGAGGACGACGTTGTTTTCCGAGATGGGTGGAAAGAGGCAATCGAGCTTGCGCTGAAGGAGGCTCCAAAAGATTGGGACATGATTTTTGCCGGATCATGCTGCTCCGTCGGTCGTGTTGAGGAAAAAGTTGGCCACAACTTGTATCGCTGCCATCCGCTTTGCACTCACGCCTATCTTGTTCGACGGAAAGCGTTGAAGCCATTGCTTGAGACGACTGTTGAAATTTCGGCTCACATTGATTTGCTAATTTACTTCAAAAGTCGGCATCTTTTGAACTCTTACTCCATCCTCCCAAGGGTGGCCGACCAGTTCGAAACTGAGATTCCAGATTGATTGGCGAATTCAAAATGAAAGACATCATCCGAGAGCTGTCTCTTAAAGCACTCAAGCGATTCGCAAATGGCGGTGATGGCCAAGCGGATCTTCTGAATGAAATTGAGGATCTGAAACGAACGCTTGAGATTCGAACCAAAGAACATGAGGAGCATTTGACCGAGGTCCGCGAGGAGCGCGATCATTGGCTTACTCTCTACGATGAAATCAAATTCGCAGCAGAATTCCTAATGAGCTACGCAAAAAATGACGTTCCCAAGTTGGCCGAACAGGTTGACTGGGAGGTGGGCAAAATTGTCCTGCCTGAAGAAACTGGAACCTATTACTTCAATCCGGCAATCGTCCAAGATCCTGATGGAAAGATTCTCCTATTCACTCGCCGCTGCCGTAACAAGCGCGAGAAGGATGAGGACGTCTACGTCGAGAAGAACGACATTGTCATCTTCGAACTCAGCCAGAACCTGCGAGCCACCAAGAAAGCACTCGCAACGCTGATTTCTCATTATCCGAACGAGCAGTTCGAAGACCCGCGTGTCGTTAAGTTCGGCGACAAGTATGGACTAAGCTGCTGCACATTCGTCCCATTCAAGTCATACGCGCACCAGGGGATGTTCCTGCTCGATAAGCAGTTCCTAAACGTCGGTCGTTTTGATCCGATCTACGGCAACAACTACGCGCAGGCCATGATCAATGATGGCCACGAGAAGAACTGGCTCTACTTCGTCCACGACAACGCGCCACACATGGTGTATTCGGCCAATCCTCATGTCGTAGTGCGCCTTAATGGGCGTCTTGAGAAGGAAGCTGAATACGTTACCGACGAGTTCAACCCTCTTTGGAAGTTTGGAGAGGTCCGAGGCGGTTCAAACCCAATCTACGTTGACGGTCTGTACTGGACCTTCTTCCACAG